AAAACCGCAAAGTTTAGAATGGCTAAAGGTGGTAAAGCTAAAAAGAAAGATAGTAGATTAACACGAGCAGGAGTCAGTGGTTACAATAGACCCAAGCGTACTCCTAATCATCCTACTAAGTCACATATTGTTGTAGCTAAATCAGGTAGTACAATTAAAACTATCAGGTTTGGACAACAAGGTGTGAGTGGTGCTGGTAAAAGCCCTAAGTCAAAAAGTGAAAAGGCTAGACGTAGATCATTCAAAGCTCGTCACGCTAAAAACATCGCTAAAGGTGTATTGTCTGCAGCTTACTGGGCTAACAAGGTGAAGTGGTAATGGCTGGAAAACAAGTAGGCAGTGATGAGAAACCCATCACCTTTAAATCTCCCATCTATAAAAATACACACGGAAGCAAAGGTGCTAACCCTAGACCCGGCTTTTATACACAAGACTATAGAGATAACTGGGAAAGAATATTCGGCAACAAAGATAAAGCCGAGGACAGTCCGAAAAAGGACTAGGAGAAAAAAGACTAATATGTACGGAATTAATAAATGGGTAGAGAAAGTAAAAAAAGCTTATGGTAAGTTATTTAAAAAAGCTTTATCTCCTGTAAAAAAAACAACAACGAGGAAACCTAATGTTAAAAGAACTACTAGAAAAAAAAGTAAATAGTATGATTAATACCAACGACCTTACAGACATGCAAGTCTGGGGTATCATGTGTGGTATAGGATTTATATCAGCTTGTATAGTTATGTGGATTATTTAAAAATGAGGCTGGTCCCTAACGGATACATTAAAAGAAACACCTCTACCATACCATTCGGGTATGAGTTCGATGAGGTTACTGGATTTCTTAAACCTATTGAAGAGGAACTAGAAGCATTACAAATTGCTGAGAACATGATAGTCAACGAAGAGGTATCACTTCAGGCTGCATGTGATTGGTTAGAATATAAAACCGACAGAAGAATTTCTACTCCCGGTCTCAAGAAACACGTAGATAAAAAATATGGAAAACGAAACGAAAGACTGGGAGAGGAATCCTCATCTTTACTTGCAAGATGATGATGGTAACTTTGTCTTAAAGAAAGACGGAACCCCTAAAAAGAAAGCAGGTCGTCCTAAGACCAGCACCGAAAAAGCTATCAAGGCTGCTCGTGCTACAGTAGGGCGTAAAAAAAGAAACATTGAAAAGCTTGAAGCAAAGCTTAACAACGCTAGACAATCGTTTAAAAAACAAAAAGAAACAATTCAAAAACTTGACAAGACTGTAGAAGGTCCTGTTACTGAAGATGAACTTGACAATCTTCCAAAGGCTGTACAAGAAAATCTAGACAACCACAAAGTATTATTCCACGCCAACGAAGGTCCACAGACAGACTTCCTCGCTGCCGGTGAGAAAGATGTGTTGTACGGTGGAGCTGCAGGTGGTGGTAAATCATATGCAATGATTATTGACCCACTGCGTAACTGTCATAAGAAAGCTCACAGAGCTTTAATACTCAGACGATCTATGCCAGAACTCAGAGAGATGATTGATAAGTCTCGTGAGTTATACCCTCAAGCTTTCCCCGGAGCTAAGTTTAGAGAAGTTGAAAAACTTTGGAACTTTCCAAGTGGTGCAAAGGTTGAGTTTGGTTTCCTTGAACGAGATGCAGACGTGTACAGATATCAAGGACAAGCTTACTCTTGGATAGGGTTTGATGAGATTACTCATTTACCCACAGAGTTTGCTTGGAACTATCTAGCTTCACGTTTAAGAACAACCGACCCTGAAATACAAACATACCTTCGCTGCACCGCTAACCCGGGTGGTGTTGGTTCTCATTGGGTTAAAAAAAGATACATACAACCAGCAGAACATAATCATAGTTTCTTAGGAGGAGATGGACTAACACGTAAGTTTATTCCTGCAAAGCTAGAAGACAACCCGTACTTAGCCGAGGACGGTGTGTATGAGCAGATGCTTAAGTCGTTACCACCAATTCAACGCAGACAATTACTCGAAGGTAACTGGGATGTAGCCGAAGGAGCTGCATTTGTAGAGTTTGATCCACTTCAACACGTTATTACACCTTTTGAACTACCTTTACACTGGGAAAGAGTTAAAGCAGTTGACTATGGATATGCTGCAGAGTCCTGTTGTTTATGGGGAATTATGGACCAAAACGATGGAACTTTAATAATATATCGAGAATTATACAGAAAAGGCTTGACAGGTGAGGAATTAGGTGCTATAATAACTAGTATGGAGCTAGAAGACCCTTACTCGGTCTCTGGTGTATTGGATACAGCAGCTTGGGCAAGAACAGGTACTACTGGACCTACTGTTGGAGAAGCCTTAGTACGGGCAGGACATAAGCTGAGACCGGCTGATAAGAACCGAGTTCAAGGCAAGATTCAAATACATGAGTTCCTAAAGGTTAAAGAGAATGGTAGACCTAAGTTACAGATATTTAATACATGTCCTAACTTAATAAGAGAAATACAAAGTATACCCCTCTCTAAGAATAATCCTGAAGATGTTGATACACACGCTTCAGACCATGCTTATGATGCATTGCGTTATATGATTATGAGTAGACCAAGAATGGTTAGTACGTTTGACAGACTGAGAGGATTAAAAAGAGATATCCATCAACCGTCAGATTCAACATTTGGATATTAAAGTTTATGGCAAACAACGAGAATACATTTTTAAACGCTGACAATCTTTACGAAGAAGTAGAAGGTGAGGCTGGTAAAAAACTTGCTCTTGAAATAGAACAACGCAGTAATCTTGTTGGTATTATCAAAGGTAGATTTACAGTTGCTGAAGACTCAAGACGTACAGATGAATCACGTTGGCTCAAGGCTTACGAAAATTATAGAGGACTTTACAACAAGTCTGTTAAGTTTAGAGACTCAGAGAAGTCTCGTATCTTTGTAAAGATTACTAAAACAAAAGTACTTGCTGCTTTTGGTCAACTTGTTGATGTAATCTTTGGCACAGGTAAATTTCCAATTGGTATTACTGAAACTCAAATACCTGAAGGTGAATTAGCAAGTGCTCATTTAGATACTCAAACAGGTGCACCCGGTATTGAAAGTACTATGGGTGGTGGTGAGTTACCGGGTGATGTTGATGGGAATGCTTTAGACAACCCATACGATGTTGGTTACGAGGGCGATGGAAAAGTTCTTAAACCCGGAGCTACTTTCCAAAAGGGAATCTTTGAAGACAGTCTTGAAGATAAAGTAGAAGATCAATTAGTCGAAGGCTTTAGTCCCATCCCTACAGTTTTAGAAATTTCTCCAGCTCAGAAAGCTGCAAGGAGAATGGAAAAACTTATTCACGATCAAATAGATGAATCAAAAGGTTCATCAGAAATTAGAAATGCTCTTTTAGAATCTGCTTTACTTGGTACAGGGATTGTAAAAGGACCATTTAACTTTAATAAGAAACTTCATAAATGGGAAACCGGTGAAGATGGTGAGAGAACTTATAACCCTTTAGAAGTTAGAGTTCCACGTATAGAGTTTGTTAGTTGTTGGGATTTGTACCCAGACCCCGGAGCTACTAGCATTGAAGAGTGTGAGTATGTTATTCACAGACACAAGCTAAACAAATCTCAACTTAGACAACTTCGTAACATGCCTTATTTTGATAATGATGCAATACGTAACTGTTTACAAATGGGGGCTAACTACGAAGAGAAAAGCTTTGAGTCTCATTTAAAAGATGATGCAAGAAGCGATGAAGACTACCAAACAAACTTTGAAGTTCTTGAATACTGGGGAATCATGGATGCAGAGTATGCACGTGAAGTCGGTATAGAGCTTTCAGATGATATTGATGATTTAGATGAAGTCCAAGTTAATGCTTGGATATGTGGTGATAGTTTATTAAGAGCAGTGGTTAATCCATTTACTCCTTATAGATTACCATATCACGCTTTCCCATACGAAAGAAATCCATACAACTTCTTTGGTATTGGTGTAGCTGAGAACATGGATGATAGCCAACAGATTATGAACGGACATGCACGTATGGCTGTTGACAACCTAGCAATGGCTGGGTCATTAGTCTTTGATGTAGATGAGTCTGCCTTAGTTGGTGGACAATCAATGGAAATATATCCGGGTAAAATCTTTAGAAGACAAGCTGGAATGCCGGGACAAGCCATACATGGTTTGAAGTTCCCTAACACAGCACCAGAGAATATGATGATGTTTGACAAGTTTAGACAACTTGCAGACGAACAAACAGGAATACCTAGTTACTCACACGGACAAACAGGTGTACAAAGTATGACAAGGACTGCTTCAGGTATGTCAATGTTGTTAGGTGCATCAAGTTTAAATGTTAAAACAGTTGTTAAAAACCTTGACGACTTTTTATTAAGACCTCTCGGTGAGGCTTTCTTTCAATGGAACATGCAGTTCTTTGAAGGTGGTCTAGATGTCAAAGGTGATTTAGAAGTTAAAGCTACTGGAACAAACAGCTTAATGCAGAAAGAAGTAAGAAGTCAAAGACTTACTACCTTCTTACAAACTGTACAGAATCCTGCGGTTGCTCCGTTTGTTAAGATTTCTAAACTAATTAGTGAACTTGCTTATAGCTTAGACTTAGACCCGGATGAAGTTTTAAACGATCCTGAAGAAGCAGCTATCATGGCACAGATAATAGGAATGCAAAATGTTGGACAAACAACTGGCGAGGAAGCTCAACCCAATAGTCAACAACCCGGAGGTATGGGAAGCCTTGCAGGAACACCTGCACAACCTCAAGACCTTGGACCTACAGGCACTGGCGGTGGCAACATCGGAATCGGAAATGTTCCGGTTGCAGGGGAAGATCAATTCTCTGGTACGCCTAGAGCAGTTGCCGGAGCAGGTTAAAGAAGCCGTAAATAGAAAGGAAGAAATATGAGTTTATTAAAAGATGATATGGACATGTACCGAAAAGGCTATCACGCTGGAAAACATGTTGAAAGAAAGAAATACGAAGAAGGTGGAGAAACTCATACGATGCCTGATGGGACTGTAATGCCCGGTGCTACACACGAAGATTACGAAACAATGATGGACGAACCATCTTCTCTTCCTGAAGAACAAGACATGCTTTCAGAAACTCCTATGGAGTCAGACGAAACAATGGAAGATGAATACTTAGATTTTATTTTAGATGAAGCATTAGATAGCGAAGAAGAAGACTATTTAATGTCACAGTTACAAGACAACGAACAACTATCAATGATATTTGATAAAGTTATAGACGTTGCACAAGAATTTGCTGGGTCTGGTCCTGTTGAAGGTCCGGGTTCAGGAGTCTCTGACAGCATACCCGCAAGGTTATCTGATGGAGAATTTGTCTTTACTGCTAAAGCTGTAGAAGAAATCGGAGCCGACAACTTAATGGCAATGATGAAAGATGCAGAAATGAAAGCAGAAAATAGACAAGGTTTAGCTGAAGGTGGTAAGCCCGAGGAAAGAGTTGTACTACCTGTTGAAGAACAGAAAGAACCACAGGTTCGAGTTGTTAAAGAAACAGTAGATAACGGTGGGAAAGGTATTATAGATGAAGATGAAATATCGAAAGGTGTTAAATCTAAAATGATGCTTGACCCTGACCAAAGGCACGTTAGAAGCTAAACAAACTTAACGGTAGGGCTACCTTATGTCATAAGCACCCTATCATTTTATAAACCGAAAGGCTACCTTTACATACAAGCCCTCTAGTCGACATAGAGCTACCTTGTGAACGAAGCCCCCGTAGGAGAAGAATATGACTACAGAAGTACAAGAGGAAAATGCCAATCCTTACAATATGAATAAATCATGGCATACTGAAGACGAAATAGGTTTCCAAGATGCAAACGGAGTTTTTTTCGAAAAGCCCAAAGCAAAAAAGGAAGCTGACATAGAAGAACCTGTGGAACAGGAAGCTAAAGAGAAGACTCCAAAAGACGAACCTTACAAGCGACCAGACTACAAGAAACGCTATGACGACTTGAAAAAGCATTATGACTCTAAGTTAAATGAATTTAAGTCTAGAGAACAAGAGCTACTAGATGAAGCTGCTAATAACAGACCAAGCTACGTTGCTCCTAAATCTCCAGAAGAACTTGAAAAGTTTAGAGAAGAGTATCCTGATGTCTACGAAGTTGTAGAAACTGTTTCTCATTTACAGTCCGAAGAGAAATCTAAAGACTTAAGAGAGAAGCTAGAAAAACTACAGACTCGTGAGCAAGAACTACTTCGTAAAGATGCTGAAAAGCGATTGATGGATAAGCATCCTGATTTTGAAGATATTCGCAACAGCGATGATTTTCACGGTTGGGCTAAAGAGCAGCCAAAGTCTATCCAAGATTGGGTATACAACAATGCTGACGATGCTGACCTAGCTTCAAGAGCTTTAGATTTATTTAAGAAAGATATTGGTATGGATGTTGCACCGAAGAAGTCACGTTCTAAACAGTCCAAGAAATCTGCTGCTGATATGGTTTCCACTAAAACAACTAGTGTAGAACCAAAGCAGGAAAGAGTTTGGACTGAAAAGGAGATTGCAAGTATGTCGATGGCTGAATTTGACAAGCACGAAGCTGAGATAAGTCAAGCCATGCAAGAAGGCAGAATTGCAAAATCATAATTATTAATTTACAAACTTAGGAGAATATCAAATGGCTCAATATTTTGAACCCTCAACTGATACCAATGCTAACTTTGCAAACTCTGTCGCAGGACAAACTAATAGTTTCTTCTTACCTTCGATTTATTCTAAAAAGGTTTTAAACTTTTTTAGGAAATCTTCGGTTGTCGAAGCTATTACTAACACCGACTATGCCGGTGAGATTACTGCTTATGGAGACTCTGTAAAGATTATCAAAGAACCCGTTATCTCTGTGTCAGATTACACAAGAGGTAGCGATACTACTGCAACCAAACTAACAGACCAAGAGACATCTCTTGTTGTTGATAGTGCTAAAGCTTTCAAATTCATCGTAGATGATATTGAGACTAAAATGTCACACGTCAACTTCAAAGAGGTAGCTTCTTCTGCTGCTGCATATGCATTGAAAGATTCATATGATGCTGCTGTATTAGCTGTCATGTTTGCTGGTTGTTCAGCTTCATCACCCAATCACATTTTAGGTGCTGACAGTGCAACTGATTTAGGAGCAGGAGTCTTTGACGGCTCTGGTGCTGCTGACATCGGTAGTGGTGGTTCTGAAACAGACCCACTAGACCTTATGGCTAGAATGTCAAGACTATTAGACGAACAGAACGTACCTGAAGAAGGTCGTTGGTTTGTTGCAAGTCCTGAATTCTACGAAGTTCTAGGACAATCTAGTTCTAAATTGTTGTCAGTAGACTACAATGCAGGACAAGGCTCAATCAGAAATGGTTTAGTCTCAAGTGGAAAACTGCGTGGATTTAACATGTACAAATCAAACAACATTGCTGCAACAACTAATGCTGCTGGTAAATGTTTGGCTGGACATATTTCATCTACTGCTACTGCTCAATCTATCACTTCAACTGAAGTCTTAAGAGACCCAAGTTCTTTCGGTGATATCGTTAGAGGTCTTCATGTTTATGGTGCGAAAGTACTAAGAGATGAAGCGATTGTAAGTGCTTTCTACGGTATTGACTAACTAGTCAACCTTTGGGGGAGTCTTCGGACTCCTCCTCTTTTTTAGGATTATAAATGGCAACAACATATTTAGATTTAACTAACGAAGTACTAAGAGAACTCAATGAAATACCATTGACTTCTGCAAACTTTTCAAGTGCTGTAGGACTCCAACAGTTTGTCAAGGATGCCATTAACAAGTCTATATTCGATATAGCAAATGAAGAACCCCAGTTACCATTCCTCACAGCAGGTGAGAGTGGTGCAACTGACCCCTTCTATGGAAACGTGACGGTAGCTACAGTAGCTGGTACTAGATGGTACGAGTTAAAAGCAAGTAGCTCAAGCATCGCAGATGATTACGGTTCGATAGATTGGGATGATTTTTATTTAACAACCATTAACGTTAGTGGTGAATCAGCTCCTTTTGTCTCAAAGGGATTAAAGTTTTTAAACTTAGCTGATTGGAAAAGATATTATAGAGATAGTGAAAATTCAGATGATGCAGATGGTCAAGCTTATGGTGAGCCTAGTTTTGTAATTAAATCACCAGATGCTAGAAAGTTTGGAGTTAGTCCAATACCTGATAAAGTATACAACATACACTTCTACGCATTTGATAAGCCTACAAAGCTTACAGCACATGGAGACACAGTTGTCTTCCCCGAACAATACACGAATGTTATAACTGCTAAAACAAGATATTACATATGGCAGTTTAAAGAATCTCCACAACAAGCAGCGTTTGCTATGGATGATTATAAGAAAGCTATGAGAAGTATGAAATCTAACTTAGTTAATCCTACTCCTCGTACAATGACAGACGATAGAAGATACTTTTAATTTATGGCAGCATCACAACCCTATACAGTAGCTTGTGCTGGTGGCTTAGTAAAATCTTCCAATGCGATTGATTTACTTAAAAGCCCCGGTGTAGCTCAAGAACTTCGTAACTTTGAAGTCTCTATTGAGGGTGGATACAGACGTATTAATGGTTTTAGTAAGTTTGGAAGTGCACAAGTAACAGGTAGCACAACAAATATACTAGGAGTTATACCTTATGCTGATGGCGTTATAGCTTGTGCATCTACAGGTATTTACTTTAGCCAAGATGGTACAAGCTGGTTAAACATTAGTAGAAGTTCAGTAGCTAGTAGTGGAGACGATTATACAGCCTTTACAGGTCGTAGTACATTAGCAAGAACTTCACAAGGTCAAATAAGTTTTTCTTTGTTTGAAGGACCAGACTATGACTATGGTATGCTTGTTATTTGTGATGGAGCAAACAAACCTTACTACTTTAGAATGGAAGGTACGGGTGCTAACATTAACAGCAGGACATACTTTAGCGGTGAGTCTACTGTAACAGGTACTAAGTTTGTAACACATGGTGAGATACACGATAAACATTTAGTTGTTGCAGGTGTAGAAGATAATCTAAGTACTGTATTTTATAGTAAACTTCTAGACCCTACAGACTTTAGTGGTACTGGTTCAGGTTCTATAACCTTATCAGACCAGATAGTAGGATTAAAAAGCTTCCGTCAGGAACTCTTTATATTTTGTGAGAATAGTATATTTAAGTTACAAGATATAAATGGTACACCGATAGTTGTACCTGTAGCCAAGAACATTGGATGTTTAAGTGGTTACAGTATCCAAGAGATAGGTGGTGACCTTCTCTTTTTAGCACCAGACGGACTGAGAACAGTTGCTGGTACTGCAAGGATTGGAGACGTTGAGTTAGGAACTGTTAGTAAATCTATACAGCCATTACTCACAGACCTTGCAAACAACATTAATAGTTATATTATTAGCAGTGTTGTTATACGTGAGAAATCACAATACAGATTATTTTATACAGATACTTCAGTTGATGAAAATCAACAACGAGGTATTATAGGAACATTAAGACCCAACGGATTTGAGTGGGGCGAAACAAGAGGAATAGAAGTCACAGAGGTTGGCTCGGGATTTAATACAAATGGTGTGGAAAAATATTATCACGGTTCTACTGCAGGTTACGTGTATAATCACGATACAGGTAATAACTTTGATGGCTCTTCAATTTTAGCAAGATACGCTACACCAAACTATGACTACGGAGATTTAGGTACTTTAAAAACTTTACACTTTGTAAAGGTATCTGCAAGTGCAGAAGGTGTCGTAGAACCAGATGTTCAAGTTAGATTTGACTATGGTAATACAGACACACCTCAACCCGTAGCACCTTTTGATTTAGGAACGATTAATCCACCTGCTATCTTTGGAGATGGTATTTTTGGTACGACAGTATTTGGTGGTGGTAACAATCCTTTAATTAGAGTGGCACTACAAGGCAGTGGACACAGTAACAATTTTACATTTATAAGTGAGGACACAAAACCTCCATATACAATTAATGGTCTCTATGTAGACTTTATACCTTCAGGCAGGAGATAAACAAAGATA